GCGCTTGTTAGAAGCGATCCGAGTCAGGTGCTCCCCAGTCCGCCCCGGTATTAGAAATTTATCCACTCGACATGCTTGTAACCATAGGATAATCGCTTCTCTGCATCTTTTAGATATAACTACAAATGGTAATGTAACAGGGGCTGTATTTCGGTTCGCCGTGTACGGTCGCAAAAAGTGATGGTTGAGCTGTGGACCCTTTAGGTTAACACGAAGAAGGTAGTGTTTATAAAAGGAAGCCTAGCTTTTCCACATGGGCCAATTGATGCGGATCAATTGTCTTAATTAATTCAAGCTTCGTTTGGATTTAAAAATTGTGGATGTAATCGCAGTGGTGTATAGTGATATATGCTTGGGCTGTAAGTGCTTATAAGGATTATATCTGATGTAAGATGCAGCTTAATTGACGGAATAAACTATGGTAGAGAACTATGTGTTAGGTGAAATCAGAAGATCAGATTTTATTTTATTACATTGGCGGAATGATTTTCCTAATGTTAAACATCTTGAATGGGACGAAATTGCTAGTATTATATCAAGATCAGAAGCATTACAGGATTGGTATTTTAAGAAGCTTGAAAGTATGAAAGTTCTTGTTGAAATGCCATCCTGGGCTAGAGATGTAATGTCAATAAAAGAGTTTGATACTATTAGAAATGATATTTTAGGTTATTCTAACGCTTTGGCTAAATTGTCACAAGATATTTCGAATGTAGCAATTAGGCGTAACGAAGAGGTTAAAGACTTAAGGAAAGACTTTGATGTTAAATGGCAATCTACTTTACAAAACGCTCATATTTTTATTTTTACTTTAAATTCTTCGAAACTTCCAGTTAGAATTTTAATGGAAATAGAAAATTATGAACCTTCAAAAGAAGGCGATTTAACTAAGTCTCAATTTGCTCGCTTGAAGTTAGACTCTTTTAAAAAGAAGCTCTTTGATTTACATTCTCAAGGTATCAATGTTTTTGATTATGTTAGAGACGAAGCTTTAAAGTTCTAATAGATGAACATACTGCTAATGGACGTGTTAAACTGTGCTACGACTTTCTAGATTATTATAGGTCACATTCTTTTATTTTAGGTTCAGTATGGCGAAATTTTGTTGTTCCTGTTAAGTCAAAGAAGTATTCAATGTTGTATAAACAGAGTGAAAAATTTTCCTTAACTGTTTCTAAATTTCTAGCTAACATTTATGTTCATTTATACGAGGATGACGCTTTTAAGATCTTTACTAGGGTTAAAGGTTTAGTTAAATTTGCTTCGACCTACCAAGTTGAGGTTAAGAAAGGGAATCTCAGAGTTATAAAAAGAACGTTTAGAGTAGATGAAGGTGACGAGATTCTTCCGCAAACAGAATATTGTTCATTCATCGCAGAATGTGGTATGAGATTTGGAAAAAGGATGAGTAAAATTGTACCTCAGAATTTTCGTTTTATAGAATTTTTAAACAAGTTTGAGTATACTAAGAAGTTTAAAGAAGTTAGGAAAGTTTTACTGAATTGGCGTCAAGTGTTGACTGGTGGTTTTGATACAAGTTTTAGTCACCTTCTAAAATTTTGTGTTCATACTAAGAAGCATACGCCAATAACAGCAGAGGAATTAATAAATATGTGTGAAAGAAATAACTTTGCGTGGTTAAAACAGCCTCTTTTAGACGGATTTTCACCAGTTGATCTAAATAAGGTTCGTTTGAAAATGGATTCAAAACCAGGTTTCTTCACTTCAAAGATTTTTGGTTATATAAGGAGATTTAGTTATAAGAGAAGTATTAAGATAGCTGTTTTATTGTTGTCAGAAATTTTTGAGCGTCCTATGATGTATACCGGATTATGGGAACTCGGTGGTAGAGAGAAAGATATAAATTTAGAGAAGGATGGTGTAACTTCAGGAACAAGGATAGTCATGATGTGTGAAGAAGTTTTAACTATTATATCAGCTTACTTCGTTCAATTGTTTACTAAACATATTCAAAGAATAGAAAGGAATTGTTTATTTATAGGAAGAAAGTATGATTATGAAAATATTAAATACTTCAAAGAGCTAAATGAACATTTTGATTTTTCCTTAGACGGTGATTGGGATAATTTTGATGCTAATGTAATGGACGAGTATATATTAGCTGCTTGTGCTATGTTACGTCGTTCATTACCTGAGGATAAGAAATATACTAGGTATTTCTTTTTCATAGCAGCATCATTAATTATAAAATTCATCGCTGTTCCTCCAAATAGAGTGTACAAGATTATAAAAGGTATTCCTTCAGGTCATGGGTTTACTACTATAATCGGCACTTATGTTAACTATCTTTATTTTATGCAGTTAGGCGAAATGATCTACGGTAAGGGCAACGTACGGTATAACATGAATATAGTAGTCTCGGGTGATGATGTAAAAGCTTGGTTTAAATATCACCCAAATTTATTGAATATAAATAACTATGTAGATATGATTATACCGAGTGAATGCGGTGACCTATTACGGAATTTAGCCCCATGTAATGTTAAAAATAATTGTCTAGTTTACACTAAGTTTCTAAAGCGTAGAGTAGACTGTGATTTTAATGTTTATTGGGATCGTGAGTCCTTCTTCAGGAAGGTCATATACTCTAAAAGATCGTTTAGATACTATTCTGAAATTCTTAATTGGATGAAGATGTGGATAGAAACGGCACCATTTGATGAAGAAATTAATCAAATGTGTTTAGAGTATGTAAAGTATGTATCAAAGGATGGTACTACGTTATATGATACTAATAAGAAATTCTTATATAGTATGATTGAGGAGGATTTTGAGCGTATTAAAATACGTGGTATGCTTAAGATTCTATGTCCATCAGTTGATATTTTTGATAGAATGTACGTTAGCGGTGCCGTTTCTGATGTCGAATCAGAGAAGCAACGATATGCGCTTTCGAGCTGCTGTAGCGAAGTAGATTTAATATGCCACGCTTTAATCAACTTCGGAGCAGGACCAATCACATTTTATCAGAAACAGTTTATGAAAAAGGTAAAGGATTGGTCATTTATGGGACTTGTCCAGAACAAGGGCCCGCCTGCCTATATGTATCTAGTCCTTGAATACTATAGGCGGTATACAAGGCAGTATGTTCATGGTTTCGTGCGCACGCCCGCGCGCAGTACTCCATAGCCCCG